TTCGGAGTTTCATTAAAATTCAAATTTCTGCACAAAATAAATAAACGTGTTATTATCGGATTTATATTGGTATCATATAAAATCCGTATTTTTCTCTCTTTGACTGCGTTAATAGGAAGATTATTCCAAGGAACATTCCCGTTTAATAAGAATAATAATATATACACAATAGATTCCATATCATCGCGTCTGCTCGCTTCCATCCCATTGTGAATATTTATACTCGCATAATTAATGCTACCAACCAATGTTTTTCCATTATTACACATAATATGATTATCATATTTATCAATATATTTCTTGCAAAAACCAAAATCAATTAGATGCAATGTTTTCCCGGGGTCTAGTCCAAACAAAAAATTTTCCGGTTTTAAATCCCGGTGTATTAATTTCTTTGAATGCACGTATTCTATTATGTCTATCATATTTTTTCCTATTGTTATGACTTCGTCAAGAGAAAAAGTATTTGGTCGCTCCACCCGACATTCTGCTACCGGTTGATTTAAACTATTCCCTAGCAAGGGTAGAACCATGAAATTATATTTATCCGTTGTACCGTAATATTTCACTTGCGGAATTCCTTTTTTTGGTGCCAAATATTGATAAATCTGTGCTTCTCGTTTAATCATATTTATATCATGTTCTTTTATTTCTATTTTAATGGCAACCGGTTGTTTTGTTCTAATATTTTCTCCCTGAAAAACATATCCATATGAACCATTTCCAATTTGTTTTATTAATGAATATTTCTCGGCAAGAATCATTATCTTTATTAAAGAAAATATTTTAAAACCTTTTTTAACATTATATATACAAAATACAATATATAAAACAACATAAACATATGATACCATATTATGCAGTAGAAATGGTAAAAATATGTTCAGACACATACCCCAAAAAAAACGAAGAAAAATATATTGCACATTTTGAAAAATACTCCTTTCCATTGAGTAGTTTTCAAAAACATGCTATTGAAGCAATTGTAGAAGGTCATGATGTTCTCGTTACGGCACCTACCGGCTCCGGTAAAACTTTGCCTGCCGATTTTGCGATTGATTATTTCGTGAGTCAAGGAAAGCGTGTTATTTACACTTCACCCATTAAAGCGCTATCCAATAATAAATATTACGAATTTTCCCAAAAATATCCACATATTTCTTTCGGAGTTTTAACCGGCGATATCAAATTCAATCCGGATGCGAATGTTCTATTAATGACTACAGAAATTTTGCAAAATACATTGTACCGAAAAAAACAGAACAAGACAGTTAGTGCCGATAATAAGTCCCTCCTTCTTTTTGAAATGGATTTTGAAAATGAACTCGGCTGCATTATTCACGACGAGATTCATTATATTAATGACGCAGAACGCGGTAAAGTGTGGGAAGAATGTTTAATGATGACACCCTATCATATACAAATGGTGATGTTATCCGCCACGTTGGATTGCCCTGAAAAATTTGCATTGTGGATAGAGGGGCGAGATAATAATTCCGGTAAAGAAAAAGAGAGAAAAAAACAAGTCTATCTGGCGTCGTCTTCCGTGCGACCAGTTCCTTTGACACATTACAGTTTTATTACAACAAATCAAGGATTATTCAAGGCTATCAAAGACAAAGACCTGGAAAAACAAATCAACGAGGTTATAAATAAACCCATTTTATTGCAAAGCGCCAAAGGCGAATTTAACGAGAAAAATTACCAGCTTACCAAAAAATACTTGGAACTCATGGAACAAAAACAGGTCCATGTAAAAAGGTCACATGTTATTAATCAACTATGTAAATATCTAGTAGAAAATAATATGCTTCCCGCAGTATGCTTTATTTTGTCCAGAAAACAAATTGAGATTGCATGCAAAGAGGTAACTACAAATTTATTGGAAGATGATTCCAAAGTTTCATATATTGTAAAAAAAGAGTGCGAGCAAATTTTGCGCAGTAAGTTGGCGAATTTCCAGGAATATTTGGAGCTACCGGAATATATTCAACTAGTTTCATTGTTAGAAAAGGGAATCGCGATACATCACAGCGGGTTAATACCCATTTTTCGCGAGATTGTGGAAATATTATTCATGAAAGGGTACATTAAACTGCTGTTCGCAACAGAAACCATTTCGGTAGGCATTAATACGCCAACAAAGACGGTCATATTTACCGATGTAAGAAAATTTGACGGCGCAACAAATCGCATGCTTTTACCTCACGAATTCGTGCAAGCATCTGGTCGCGCCGGAAGACGCGGAATAGACACCGTAGGTCATGTAATCCATTTAAACAATTTGTTCCGTAATGTTCAGCTCACTGAATATAGAGTCATGATGCAGGGCAAGCCACAGACGCTTGTATCCAAATTCAAGATTTCATATAATTTACTTTTGAATTTAATTGATATTGATGACCAAGATTATGCGAAATTTTGCAAAAAATCCATGGCGCAAAATGATATAACGGAACAACTCGGCGGAATTTATCAGCAATATGCGAAAGCCGAACAAGAACTTCAGAAAAATTCCGACAGTTTAGACCATTTAAGAACACCGAAAAATGCGGTAGAACGCTATATAGAAGCAACAAATTTGCGAAAAACGGCGATTAATAAAAAGCGAAAAGAATTAGACAAAGAAATTGACCAATTAGTGAATCAATATAAATGTATAGAACAAGACAAACTAATAGTGAGTAAATATAATGCACAATGCCAAGAATTGTCTTCTATACAAGACCAATATCAAAATGCGGAGAATTTTATGCTTATACAAATTAAAACGGTACTACAGTTTTTGGAATCCAATGGATTCATTATTAAAAATCCAGAAAATCCAGAAAAGTATAATCTAACGGCTCTCGGAAATATGGCCGCACATTTGCGTGAAATACATTGCCTCACATTTGCGCGCCTACTTTTTTCCAACAACTTGAACAATTTATCTGCCGTGCAACTTGCGTCTGTATTTAGTTGTTTTACAAATGTAACCGTTGCTGACGATTTGGCATCTGTTATTCCCAATACACATGACTCCACTGTCAAAACGATGGTTCTTCAGATTAAGCAGCGATTTGAAGAATACCAAAATTTTGAATTAGAAAACCGACTGGAAACAGGTGTGGATTATACGATGCACTATGATTTACTGGAGTACATTGCAGAATGGTCGGCCGCTGAATCGGCTCCAGAATGTAAGCTCATTTTGCAGCGACTGGAAGCAAATAAAGGCATCTTTTTGGGAGAATTTATCAAGGCTATCCTAAAAATCAACAATATTTCTTCGGAGATGGAAAAGATTGCCGAAAGTATTGGAAATATGGAGCTACTCAGTAAATTAAAAGAAATTCCGGGAAAGACTCTCAAATTTGTTGCAACCAATCAATCCCTGTATGTGTGACCGGGAATTATGGTTATTTTAAATAATTGTTATTTTATTATTGTGAATGGAATAAACAAAAAATAAATCATTCCGATTCTGAAAAGTCAGTCATGTATAAAAAACACGCTTTTTTCGTTTTCAAAAGTTTTTTTGGCCAAACAAATTTGGACATTTTTTTTGTCCTTTTTTTTCTGGCCAAAAAAACTTTTAAAGTAAAAAAATGCATGTTTTGGACAAATCTGGATTTAGAGCTTATTGCTTTCAAATTTATTTTTCTTTAAAAAAAGTGTGATTGATAAGTTTTTAAACAATTGTGCCGAAAAGGATTTAGGAGTTTTTTCTTCGGCTATATAAAACGAAGAATGACGAATAAAAACTCATCAAAAAAACTCAATTATTGTTGTGAATTATGTAACTTTATAACTAGTAATAAAAATGATTACTCTCGCCATATATTGACACCTAAACATCAAAATACGAAGAACAACGAAAAAAAACTCAAGAAAACTCAAAAAAACTCCAGCTTGATGTCGTCAGGATATATATGTGATTGTGGTAAAGAATATAAACATCAATCAAGTTTATGGAATCATAAACAAAAATGCAATTTGAAATTTGAACCAATTATAAAACAGGATGTAATAGATATTCCAATAACAGATGCATCTAATAATATAATATCAAGTGAGCTAGTATTAGAACTTTTGAAACAAAACAATGAATTCCGCGAATTATTAAAAGACCAAAATAAGCAAATAATGGAGTTGGTAAGTAAAGGTATTGGAAATACGACAAATATGAATTGCAATAATGTAATTAAAAATAAGTTTAATTTGAATATTTTCTTGAATGAACAGTGCAAGGATGCTATGAATATTATGGATTTTGTAAATTCTCTGCAACTCCAATTGTCCGACCTAGAAAGAGTGGGGGAACTCGGTTATGTGAAAGGGATCGGTCACATCGTTATTAATAAACTGAAAGCATTGGATATTTGCAAGCGACCGATTCATTGCAGTGATTTAAAACGAGAAACCATGTATGTGAAAGACGAAAATGCCTGGGAAAAAGAGAATGGAAAAAATGATAAAATTACTAAAATGATTAAACATGTTGCGCATAAGAATCAACGGCAGATAAATGAATGGCGTCAAGAGAATCCGGAACATAAAAACCCCGAATCTGTTAAATGCGACAAGTATTTGGCAATCGTGAATCAATCCATGGGTGGATCCACAGAGGACGATGATATAAATAATTATAACAAGATTATTAAGAATATTGCAAAAGAAGTTATTATTGACAAAGAACAAGAATAAATTCCTGAACCAATAAATATGAAATTTATAATTATATTTTTTATAAAAATTGAATATAACTATAAAATAATAAATATTTAATAACAATATATGTAAAATAGAATGGAAAAATTAAAAAATAAAAAAAATGTAATAAATCGCGATACTTCTATATCGTGGGCATTACACGCTTTAAAAAATGTATTGGGGTATGAAGATATTCGCAAAAAAATTATAAAAAAATATTATCCGGATATAGATAACTCAAAATATATACGGACATTTGATGCGACTGTTAGCTATACTCCCACAAATTATAAAGAAAAATATGTGGAAAAAGTAAATGATATATTGAATTATTGTAAATCTATTATGAATTTACCTGGATATGTTGTATTTACGGCAACAAATATTGAAGAATACCGAGATGAAACGCAAGAAAAAGATAATGAAACACATTATCAAATGTTTATTGTAGATAATGAAAATCATAAATTATATGCAATTGACCCGGCATTAAAACCTGGGAATAAAAAAGGTATATATGTACCACAGATTGCGCTGGATATAATAAATCCATTTTTCAAAAAAAATGGATATAAAACACAATTCGTACAATTAACAAATCCGGCTCAAACAGATAATAGTGAAGAACATGCGGATGTATTTTGTCAATCATGGACACTGTATATTTTGTTTGAAGTATTGAAAAAAAATAATGGACATGATTTTAAAGACATTGATATAAATATTCCGAAAGACCAATTAGAAAGATATAAAATATTGTTGCAGTTTTATAAAAATTTGTTAAAAAATAATCCAAATATTAAAAAAATTTTAAATGAAGAATATGTTTCGGAACTAAATGAATATAAACCTCACGGATATAACGAAATAAAAAAAATGAAAGCATCGCGTATAATAATGTCAATAACACCGGAAGAATTATAAAACTTAACAAAATATCATACCAATTTGGAGTGAGCCGTGAGGCTCCGGTGAGCGACTGAACTCCAGAACTTTAGTGAAGGAGTTGCAACCGAATTTTCTTTTTGAATTTTTCTTCATTATGAAACAAAAACATTTTATATTTATTCATTGTATAGTTCTCTAGTTCTTCTTGTATTATGACACGAGAGGTTAAACGTAATTCGGGCAAATATACAATATACTGATACAATCCATCATTTCTCAGAATTTTGTCAAACGCGTACCCACTATATTCTTTATCTAATATGCCCGGGGTTTCACTGCAATAACTGAGTAAAGAACAGTCATTCTGTACCTTGCGAATAGACCGCATGGTTGTATTAATATAATCCAAATCTGCTAACCATTTGTCATAAAATGCGCCGGCCATATCAGATAACTGTATTAGACCAAGGTTTTGTTGAAGTTTAATAATATTCAACAAATCTACAATACGCCGTATAGGTGATGTAATATGTATGTATGCATCCATCTTTAATAGGTCGTGCGACATTAATTGCCCGTCTTCCAGGTTACTGACGTCAATATATTGCCCCGCCCCACTATTCCACATTTTAATAAAATTACTTACCTCATCTGGTAAATTCTCTGGAACCACAATAGAGGTTTCTTTTTTTGAAATGACGGACCGGAAAATACCGGATTTATTTTTTAATAATTCTTTGGCGGAATAATAGTTCATGAAAATCATTAAATATGCCACTACATCATGACTATCGCCAATATTCGCGATATATTTATAGTTTTTTGACAGACGTTTAGACACATCAAAAATATTTTTATATAATGGATTCTCCAGCAAGCTTTTCTCTTCATAACAATAATTCTTTGTGACACGAATCTTACAATTTACATATTTGATATCCTGTATTTCGCATGCATCATTCAAAAATATTTCCATTGCAAATGCAAACCGTGCGCTTCCTGCTTGCAAACTGCATAACCAGTCAGATAAATAGGTCGGCAACATCGGTCTTTTTTTATCGGGCAAATAAATCGTGGATATTCTTCGCGAAAAGGAATCCCACAATTTTAAAACGTCTAGCCAAATAGTTACGTTGGCAATATAAATACTTAATACAGTTTGCCCGTTTTCTAATTGGCGCATCCCAAATCCGTCGTCAAAATCTTGACTATTGGGTGGGTCAATTGTAATGACTTGCCACCCAACCCGGTCTTCAATTTCCGGATATTTTATGCAAGTATTCTCA